AATAAACAATCTAATTCAATCTCAATCAATCTTTATCAATCTTTATCAATCTTCTACAAAAATGAATATTCCAAATATTGCCAACGATTTACTTGCTATTATGGCTCATGTCGATGACGTTCAGCGTTTAGATGTTGAATTTGAACGAGTGATTTGGGTTGGTTTCCGTGAGTTCTTAAACGAATTGCATTTGATGCGAAAATTTCAAAAGTTGTGGATGTCCGAAAAAGACAGTGCATTATCTCGCAAATACTTAGACGCAGCAGCCGAGCATCAAAATAAAGTAGATGAGATGTTGAAAAATCTAGTGCAACAAAAAAAAGAATTTACAAAATAGAAAAAAAAGCTGAAAGTAATTTCAGCTTTTTTCTTTTACATTTGCAAATACAATTGATTGGCTTTAGGTTTGCTTTGCTTTATATAGGCTTGTATTTTAGCCATCTCAGGCACTTTCAAATTAATTATTTTTTTCAATCGTGCCTCCGACAATAGAAATTCTTTTTCCAAAATAGAATAGACATCATCTATTCGCTTACGTTCCACGTTGTAGAGTTGGTGTAAACGGTTTTGAATCATTCTATATTTAAGAATATGCCTAAAATTCGATTTATTCAATTCCAATGTAATCATGTCAAATCTATAGAGTATTGTGTATCCTTGTGTATAGTACTTTGCAAAGATACATTTTCTCCGGCAACATACAAATATTTTTGTACATTTGCAGCCGTTGCATCGGTATAGTTGCACTTATAATTTATTATGTGTACTATAAGGTGTGTAGGCATATCGTCGGGTTGGTCTGAAGTACGTTTCAATGCCGAAAATTTTTGCCCGCTCAGTCCATGAACAAGCGTATTAATTAGCTCGTAATACGTATCTATTTTCATACCTTCGGCATAGTCGCTCGAATTGGCGGCTACGCTGTGGTAGTTGTCCAATACTACGTGCAGTTCTACCGACACATCGCCGCGTTGCACATTGCCTCCCACGTCCACCCAGTTCGCTCCCCACTTGTAAAAAACCGCCGGAGTTTCAAAACTTTCGTGGGCTTCTGGGTTCATGTATTGCCCTCTGAATTTATCTATATGTCTAATCGGTAGCAAGCCCGCTTCTGTAAAAACGTTCTGATTGTTAGTCAATTGCTCTATTATTTTTGTATAAATTGCATTCATAATATAGTCATTTATTAATTATTTTAAAGTTTTCATTATCAATGCTGTTATTTGTCTGTTTAATTGTTTTTCGAGTATAGCACTTTCGCCCAAAAATTGACGACGTGGAATAAAAAAGTTAATTTTGCGGGTATGCTCTTTTACTTTCGTTTCGCCTGTTTTTACCCTGCCTATTTCTATTTTGGTCGATTTTTTCAGCTCTTTTCCTTTTATTACACCCAATTTTGTTAAGTTGCGGCTATGTTCTTTTATCGTAACCGTTTCACGTATCCAACCGCCTGTATTGTGTATTTCGGCATAAGGCAAATCGCTGCCTATGATTACATAATCTTGTGTTTTACGTACTATTCGCACGCTACGCCTTAGTTTTCCGGTTTCTACTAATATCGCCCTGCCTTTGCGTTCCTTTTTTCCCCAACTTGCTTTACGGCGTGGTTTCCAAGGCTCTGTTCTGTGGTTTACCCACGCTTGGTCTCTGAAACGTTGCTTCGAGAAACTTACCGCAAACGTGCCTACCAAAGTAGGTATTCGCCTGTAAATTTTTTCCAATTCGTTCATTTTCCGTGTAAAATCCAACAACTCATTCATATCAAAACATTAATCGTTTACTAAACTGCTCTTTGTACATCGTTCGTTACCATTAGCAAATATTCTTTCATTAGTTGCGTAAAGTCAAACATACTCATCGCTCCGTTTTTGTGTTCGGTGTAGAGTGTTTGGTTGCCTTTGATTAAAGCCTCTATATTGAAAACAATGTTTTGGGCTTGTCTGTTGTTACCCACTACCGTTTCTACTCCGTTGGTTTTAGTACCTGAAGGAGTAAATTCACTTTCCGGATTAAAATCGGGAATCGCTTCTTTTTCTGTTTTCAGTTCCTTTTTAGTTCCTTTTAGTTCTTTGGCTACTTTCTTGTCGTTTTTGCCAAAGTTAGCCCAGTCGTTTTTCAACAAACCCCATTCTTTTTTCGCTTTTACCATGTCAAAGCTAAGGGCATATTGTATTATTTTCATCGACCGGAAAGTCATATTCGTTATTTCTTCTATCCGGCTACCTAAGTTATCGAAAAAAGTTTTTATTCCTGTCCATATACTCTCACCATCGCCAAAGAGCTGCTGCATCAGCGAGCCTTCGCCTCCTAATTTTGTAAATACCCAGTCTATTCCCTTGCCTATCATTTCCATAGCCCATGCACCAGCTTTGCGCAATCCCTCAAAAGCGGCAACAACCATTTCCACGCCTTGCCAAAGTATTTTCAATGAGTGTTTTATACCCAACCAAATTCCTTTAAGCACCACGCCTATTATTTCAAAGGTAGGTTGCAAACGTTCTTTGAGTATTTGCCAAATACCTAAGAATGTTTCTTTGTGTTCTTTTACCCACTTTACGGCACCGCCTACAATGTCGTAAAACAATAATTTTGCTTTCAAAATCAATACATCTATTTGCGCTTTCAATCCGGTAAAAGCGGGTGCAAACTCTTGTGTTTTCAGGGCTATTTTTGTTTCCAAAGCAAGCCGTTTTTCTTGCTGTTTTATGTAAGGGTCTTGCATATCTACTAAGCCTTTCATGCTCAATTCGCCTTGCAAAAGTTCTTTAAACAACCTGCTTCCCGAATCTTCGCCCGCTCCTTTAAATATATCGGCAATGGCTATTTGTTTGGTTTGAACATCTACACCCTTCATGGCTTCCATGATGCCTTTTACGGCTTCTATTCCACTGATGGCTCCCGTTTTTATGCCTCCCATAAAGTCCGTTTTGCTCATCTTTTTGCCATTTATAATGAATTTGGCTCCTGCTTTTTCGAGTGAGTTCAAGGCATCTATTTGAGGCACTGTCATTTCCCTTAGGCTCAATCCGGCTTCTTTCAAGGCATCTATTGCCTTGTCGTCGTAAAAACCACCTTTGTACGATTTCACCATCAACGCCATTGTTTGTTCTTGTGTTAAGCCCAGTTCTTTCATTTGAGTAGAATACTCTTTCACTTGCTTTATATCCAATTTGCCGTTGGTGGCATACATTCCTTGTTTTATTAAGTCAAAACTACCTTTTATAGTCGCTCCGCCCTCTTCAAATTCTTTAAAATAAGCATTTGCCGTCTCGCTTAGTTCGGTGTGGTCTATTTTCAATACCTTCGACATAGCCGACGAAATAGCCGTTACTTCTTTTAGTTTCGTTCCGGTTAAGTCAAATTGTGTGGCTATAAGTCTTTGTTGGTCTTTTATTTCGGTGCTTACTTCCATTAGATGCTGTCCGGCTTTGAAAGCCGCTGCACCCAACGCCACCACTCCGGCAGTTACTGCTATATACGGATTGCTTAGCAATTCCATACCTCTGGCAAGTCCGGGTATTTCGTTTTTCATCGCTCCAAAAGCCTCTAAATGATTTTCTTGCAATCCTTTTAAACTGGCTTTCATACGAGCGGTTGCACCTTTCAACTGGTTTTCAGCACCTTGCAAACCGCCTTTTAGCCTGTTTTTCAACGACAATAATAATTCTATCTTACTTTGTGCCATGTTTTTTTGTTATTTCATTTTTTTATTATATCTTTGCACCGAATAACTATAAAGAACAACTCCGGATTGCAAATCCTCTCGTGCTGACTTTGTAGTTATTCTTTTTTTAACTTATCTACTATTGTATAAAAATCTATCCTACCATCATTAGTTTCTTTCAACACAATATACGATTTTTCTTTATTTATCAATAGTTCTAAATAATGATATTGTTTGGTTATTTTATCATTTTCCTTACTGTTTTTTGCCGTTTTTATATATTTTGCTGTTTTAATATACAAATCTATTTCTCTTACTATTTTATTTTTTAGCTCAAAAAACTTGTGAGGTTGATTTAATGCCTCTTTTATTCCCTTTGTGCTAAAAGATATTTCATTTTCAAATTTTGAATGTTTTACTGTTACATTCTTTTTAACCAAACGCTCTTGTAGCTCTTGTTTAAATTCCTTTTTTAATTCTTTATTTAGTTTTTTTTCTATTTCTTGTTTGTTTTCATTATTTACTCTATTCTTATAATTACTTACATCAAATACTTTACCTTGCATTCCGGCATTAAAGTCAAATCCTTTGTCTGGCTCGGAGAGTTCTCTTTTGCTCAAATCGCTTGCTTTGTGTGTAGAGCGTGGTACTTTCACTACATCGCATCTACAACGCCAACCGTTGGGTGGTAAATATTTTTTCCAAAACGCATGGCTTGCCGGAAGCGTTATGCCATCTAATTTGTCGTGCGATGGGCGAACTAATTTATCTCCGGCTGTTTCGTATCTTAACAAAAACAAATCTTCATCTTTTTTCAGTTCCAGCCAGTTGCTTGCCATTTGCGCAGTGCCTATGGCTTGTTCGTATTCGGCTTGCAACCAATTGAGGTTGTAATCTTTGTTTAGTTTAACAGCTTCATTTTTAAAGTCGTTCCACTCTCTTCGTTTGCCGTCTTTTAATAGCAAGCTATTCAAATCTTGCAACAAAGCAGCATCTTTAAATGCCGAAAACTCATACGTATTGTTTTGCAATTGCCTGAGCAGTTCGGCATCGGGCGTGTCAAAGTCCAATTCTATTAACTTTTGTCCGTATCCTTTTTCTACTCCTTTGTATAAATTGCTGTGGGTATAATCAAATAATTTCTGCCATTCGTTGGTATTTAAACATTGTTTAAACGTTAGTTTTTTTTCATACAGTTCTTTTAGCAAAGCATCAAACAGTTTACTGATAGTGAGTTCTGTTTCATTCTTTACGCCAAAGCCGGAGTTACTATTGGGTGCAAACGTTCCGGCATTAGTCGTTTGCACCGTCAAAAAATTCCCGTAAGGGTTTCCGTGTCTATTGAAATTTTGAATTACAGTAGCCTCTTTTCTTTTGGTTATCGGTATGTTGAAGTTTTCACTCAACCATTCTATGGGTATTTCGTGTCCGGTAGTCAATAGGTTCTGTACTATGTTCCATTGGGCTGTTTTGTCCAATTTCTGTGTGTTATCCCACTGAAATTTAAAACCTTCCATATTCAATCCATGAAAAGTAAGCAAGAGCAACAGTTCGGTATTAATAACCGACTCCGTAAAATTGCCATCGCTAAACGTTACTCTATCCGAAATTTCTAAATGCACCTGACTTTGGCTCATCGAGCTGCCGTTGTCGCTCAGCATGGTTACGCTGTTTATACATTTTGATATTTCGCTGTTGTGCCGTTCTATCATTTTATCATACACGTTATACACATCGCCGCGAGCCGTTTCTATCAACTGAAAATTAGTTCCGGTAGGAAACAATCCCCACGAAGCTTCGCCCATTTCTGCCATGGTGCTTTCTATCTGGTCAAGTACTTTGGTATCTTTACTATCAGTTGTTACCCAGCGTATCGGAATACCAAAGAGTTCGGCAAATTGCGCCCAACTTTGCATCGCATTTTTTTTCCAAATCACCATATTCGTTACCTTAGCCAATAAGCCTAATGGTTCTGTTTTTATTTCTAATAGATAATTTTCATGTACCGGTGCTGTGTAATCTTCGCCTTTTTCGTCGCCTATTTCATAAATTATTTTATGCAATGTGGGCAATGTATTTTCTCTGGGTATTAGATTAAATCCCTGTATCCTTTCATTTTCTATTCCTTTAAATTCCAAAACCGTTGTGCCAAAAAAGATAGCATCAAGGGCATGTTCCAGAAATTCATAAAACCAAGGCTCTTTAAAAAGAGCTGTTTTTTCTACATCTTCTTTGCCGTTTTTATCTATTATTTTGAATTTTCTTGATAGCGTTGTGGTTTTCCTAAGTTGCACCTGTGCGTGCAAATGGGCATCTAACAATACATCTTTGTACAAATTGATAAGCTCATGCCGTTGCGGTGTTTCTATATGTTCTGCCGCTTCAATGGCACGTCGCCATTTCCGAATGTCTTTTTCGCTCCTATCTACAATTGCCTTTTTTATAAAGTCAATAAACGAACTCGCTTTTTTTGCCATTTTGTTGCGTTTTTTTATAATTATACACTACCGTTGCTTTTTTTGTTTAAATGCGCTTACGTTGAAGTTTAAATGCCATTTAAACAAATTTTATATCAATACCGATGTGTGCGCTTTGTTTCACTTTTAAATCGGAAATTGTAATTTTGTTTACTTTCGGTTTTGTAAGGCAAATCTACCTCTATATTATCCTTGCTTATTTCTTTGAGCCATTCCAAAGCATCGGTGTATCTATCTATTCGGTGTTCAGGAATTTTGCTACTGGGTACGGAACTGTACAAATGATACAATACAATATCTATATAATACATTACCAACAATGAATTGCGTGGATCGCCTTTTTTCCAAAAATCCTCCTCAATCGGGTCTATACCTTGGCATTCAAAAGTACATTCGTAAATTCGGTAAGCGTCAGCATTGTCCAAATCACCTTTCCAAAACACAAAATCACCCGGATAGTAACGTTTCATTATTTCAAACTCTGTTAATGGTGAGAATATCAAAGCGGTATCGTATTTCTTTTTCAAATACGATTTTATCAATTCCCCACTTGCCTTTTCTGCTTTTTCCAGTATAAAAGCATCACCACGACTAAGCAAATTTTTTATTTCACCTCTTACCTGTAAACTATAATCCGATGGTATTAACATAATTTTTTCATTAATCGTTAAACATTAAACATTATATCGTTAATAAGTTTTATACAAAGCCGTTTTTTCTATATCGTTCAAAGTCGTTCCTTTTTTGAAATAACGCCTTGTTATCAAATCCTTTACACTTTTGCGAGCTATTACACGCAAATTACCGCCAAAATTCAACACTAAGTAATGATAACGTGTTGTTTTGTACATGTTTTCAGCCTTTTCTATCGCTTTCATTAGCTTACGCCTGAAATGCCATTTCTTAATTTTTTTTATTAAATTCATATTCTTTTATCATTAAACATTAAACATTAAACATTAATCGTTAAACATTAATCGTTAAACATTAATCGTTAAACATTAATCGTTAAACATTAATCGTTAAACATTAATAACTATATTTCTTCTTTCTTTTGCCCATTCTTTTTTTGTAACTGTTATCAAATCCTATTCGTTCCAGTTCGGTTATTGCACCATGGTCAGCATCTGGACTGTCGTCGTTTGTGGTGCTACCTTTTTCAAAACTTAGCAACTGGTGCAATTCTTCTTCGTGGTCGGTCGTTTCTTTTTCCGCTTCATTGTACCAGACATTCCGCCGCTCCCAATAACCGCTTATGCTCTCTATTCTATCAAACTTATCGCCTTTGGCTCGTTTCGATGCCGTTACAGGAATGTGATAACCTCTTTTGTCGCCCTCAGTATCAAAGTCATTTACAAATTCGTCCATCGAAAACAATCCTTCCAATGCGTATTTTATATTGTATTTGTGCAATTGTTTGTCTTCGTACAAATTGTAAAGCCATTCCGACACTTGTTGTCGTGAGGTTCTACGCACAAAACAATGTATCCGGTGCAGTTCCCTTCCTTTTTTGCCCCACAGTTTCATCGCTTTGAAGTCGCCTTTTATTTTATAGCTCAAATCGCCATAAAAACACAACCCATCGTATTCATTCAAAGGCAACATCTTTTTATACTGTATGTAGTCTCGTTTGAATATAACGCCATCGTCTTGTGGGTTGTTCATGTATTCGCGTTCGTTGTTACGGCTTGGTCGCGAAAAGATAGCACGCCAATAATCGGCTGTATATTTTCGGGCCACGTGGGTTCAAAAGTTTCTCTATTTTTTATTGCATTCACTCTTATGTGGTGGTACGTTTCCGGCAATCCCTGTTCTCTTAGTTTTTGATTGGTTTGTTTAAATATTTTTACTAAGTTGGCTAAGATGCTGTTTTTGTGTATTCTATTGTTTGCCAATACAAAACGTTGCCTGCCTATATCCATGGTGCCGAGCAAATCTTCCATTATCCAATCTACGGCTTCCTGTACTCTCTTGGGGTTACGGCAACGCTCTTTCGTATCCAAATCATCGGCTACTATATAGTCAGGGCGTTGCTCTTCGTTACGTGTTCCACGCGGACTTTGTCCAAGTCCTAAGGCTTTGAACGAAACGCCTTTTTCGGTTACAAAATCCCCCTCCGCCCAACTGCCGTATTTTAATTGTTTTCCATAATCATTGATTATTAGTTCGTTGCCTTCTAATTGCAATTGTATATGGCTCAACAACTCGTCGGCTTTGTCGTTATTTTCGCCTATCAACAACATGTATCTCATGCGGTCGGTAAACATCAGGTACAATGGAAACCCTATTGTTGTGTGTACCGATTTTGCACCGCTTCGGTAAACTTCAAAGATTAAATAACTGATGTCGTTATCACACACCAATTTAGCTGCTTTTTTATGATAGGCTGCTGTTTTTGCAGTTGCGTATTGCGACAGATAGTATTCAAAAAAATCAGCATAATTACTTTTTAGTTTTTTTATCCGTCTTTGTTTATCAAGCGGACTTTCTTTACTGGCTTTTATTGCAGTGTTACGTTGCAGTTGTTTTACACTGGCATCGTATTCTTGCAATAATTTTGCTTTCGATTGTTCGGTCATAAGGTCGTTAATCTGTTAAAAATTATTTGCCTTCTTTACTTTTTTCACTCAAAAAAGCACGATTTATTTCAAACATTTCAAGCATCTTTTCAGGGTAGTTGTTCGACATGAATACATTCAATTCTTTCACTACATCAAAATAAATATCAAGGCTCATGCTTTTATCTATATTACTTCGGGCTTTCATTGCCTTTGCCAAAAAATCACCTAAATTTTTGTCATAAGCCTCACCGCTTACCGCTTTGTACATTTCTTCATCTATCCGTTGTTTTATTTTGTGGGGTGTGGTGAGTATGCTTTCTTTTTGTTCTTGCCAACTCAATTGCTTTTCTGTGCCTTGCGCCCACCTGTAAAGCGTACTTTCACTTACTCCAAGCAATTCCGATATTTTAGCCATGCTATCGCCATCGTTGATGTACATTTTTTCAGCTAATGCTTTCATTTTGGCAGTCGTCATTTTTTTCATCTTTACAGCTTTGTTTGTTTTTTTTCTGCAAAGAAAAGATTTGTAAATATATTTATAAAAGGCATACTATATATAAAGACAAAACAACCATATTATAGACATAATGACTTTATTTTTAGACACCTAATTTTAAATATTCAAAAATTAATATTCCTTTGCACTTGCATTTTTAAATAAAATAATCATGTATAAAATAATTGCAACCAACAGCAGCAAAGAAGTTGAAATAAGACTTTACGGCGAGATTGAGCAGTACTCAGACAACAGCGCACGTAATTTAAGTTACGAGCTACAAAATCTTGGCAGCAAGTACGAGCGTATCAATCTGCACGTACACAGTGGCGGCGGCGATGTGTTTGAAGGTCTTGCTATTTTTAATGCCATTCGTAACTCAAAAGTTCCGGTTTATACCTACGTCGATGGAATGGCGGCATCTATGGCAAGTGTGGTAATTTTAGCGGGCGAAAAAGTTTTCATGTCTAAAAATTCTTTTCTTATGATACATCAGCCTTATTTTTCGGGCGGTGGTGGTAACGCAAAAGAGTTGAAGCAAAAAGCCGAACTGCTCGAAAAGGTTATCGAAACACTCTCGAATCATTACATCGAACGTAATCCAGACTTGGCTTCTAAAATTAAAGAATGGATGTCGGAAGGCGATCATTGGATTACAGCTTTAGAAGCAAAAGAATTAGGATTAATCGATGAAATTGTAGAAACCAAAACAGCCTTAAAGCCTTTGGAAAATTTTAAAGCTATGCAAACAAGCGAGGTGTACAATTATTTTATCGACGATTTGAATACAAACAGTAACGAACAGCAAGAAAAAATGGAAAACAAACTAAAATTAAGATTAGTGGCTCTCGGATTGGCTTTGTCCATCGACGCTTCCGATACCGAATTTGGAACGGCTATCGAAAAGGCTTTGAAAGAAAATGCCGACTTGAAAACTAAAATCAAAGAATTGGAAGAGGCTGCAAAAAACAAAGACCAGCAAGAACTCGACCAATTATTGGAAGTTTCAAAAAACAAACTTTCTAAAAATCAAATCGACGCATTGCGTGAAATGGCGAAAACTTCCGGCATCGAAGCCATTCGCAAATTTATCAAAGAAGTACCCGAACGCAAACCCATTATGGACAAACTGAAAACAAACTCCGAAAATCAAAATCAAGATTGGGATTGGTTTCAAAAAAACGACCCAAAGACACTTCAAAAAATGGACGAAGAAAATCCGGAAGCCTTCAATCAGCTTTACAAAGAGAAATACGGCGTATTTCCCGGACAAGCAGTTTAGTTTTAAATCTTTTAAATAGTAAGTAAATTATGAAAACAGTATTTTCTATTGCAAGTTCCTTAGTGGTAGCTATTTTAATGGGGGCTATGCTTGCATTTTCGGTAGGCATTTCGCCTGCTTATCTGATTGCTCCCCTGGCTACTATTAGTTTTATTCCCGGCACTCAATCCGGAATTATGGCAGGTGTGTACAAAGAAGTCTGGTCTGACAGGCTCGAAAAGAAATTCACCATCGAAGACACATTTCTTGATGGTATTCCCGATGCCTCCAAGTATGTAAAAAAGGGCGATGAGTACGACATTATTCACATTACCGACGTACTAACCGTTCCGGGCATTCTTATCGACAATACTACGTATCCATTAGTTCCCGAAAGTTTCAACGAAGCCGATATTCCTATTCAACTCAAAAAGTTTGAAACAGTGCCTTCTAAAATCACACGCGACGAAATATTTGCCGTAGCGTATGCCAAAATTGATGTTGCCCTCGAAGCGCACAAAATTTCTTTGCTCGAAAACACCATCAATTACTCTGCTGTTGAGTTGGCACCTACTCAAAACACTGCCGACACTCCAATTGTGAAAACAACCGGACTAAACAACGGCTCTGGTTTTAAAAAGATGCTCTACAAAGATTTAATAGCATTAAAGAAACAATGCGACAAACTCAAAATTCCAACTGTGGGTCGTCGTGTAGTTCTTTGCCCGCAACACGTTGCCGATTTGCTCGAAGAATCTACAACCTTTGCAGCTATGTATTCCAACCTGAAAGATGGAAAAATAGGCAATTTATTAGGTTTCGATATTCGTGAATTTGTTAATTGTCCTAAATACGACAATGCGTTTGTGAAACGTCCTTTTGGCTCTATTCCTGCCGGAACGGATCGCGATGCTTCTTTCTTTTTCTACGTTCCTAAAACCTTCAAAGCAAAAGGGACTACTTATGTGGACTTTACAATTGCCGACGCACTCAACAAATCAAATTACATGGGNTGCGAACAGCGTTTTATTGCACGACCTCTCAAACAGGCTTTCATTGCAGCTATTGTAAGCGACACAGCCGTATAAAACATTAATCGTTAAACATTAAACATTTATCATTAAAAAAATGGCTTTATCAAAAGAAAAAAAACAAGAAGCGGCTAAGCTAATGAAAGAATATAAGGTAAAAACCTTATTTGCCGACGAAAACGGAAATTTCTTCCTCACTCGTAATTTAGCAGAATTGGCTGCGGGTTCTAAAAAAGATGTTTCCGAAATTAGAGAGGCTGATGTTACCATCACCGAACCGGACTCCAAAAAAGAAGAAACAACCAAAAAATAGCTCTTTGCATTGATACAATGATTTAACACTCATTGTATCAATAACTTTCATTTTATTTTTTTATTTTTTTTAAAACACAAAACTATGAGTGTTGTTATTACAGTAGGCAAACCCGGACCTTCAATTATAGGCAATTCCGATGCTGTTTCAGGCATAGTAGCGCAAGGTGTTGCGGTTGTGGGTAAGGCTGCGATAGGTAAAGTATATGAATTGTATCAACCCGAAGATGCCGAAGCATTGGGTATTGATGCCGATTACGATACAACGAACAAAGTAGTAGTGTACCGACACATTACCGAGTTTTATCGCTTGGCAGGTAAAGGTACAAAACTATTTTTTATGTTAGTACCTCAAAATGTAACGTTCCCTAACATTATTGAAGACGCAATGGCTATTTATCCCCGAAAACTGCTCATCGAAGCAAAAGGAGAAATCAGACAGTTAGCCTTTGCGTTCAACCCCGCACCAACTTATATTCCTACATTCACTACCGAAGTTGAATCCGATTTATTGTTAGCTATTGGCGAAGCACAGGCGTTGTACGAATATTCAGCCCAAACGTTTAGACCCGTTTCTATTATTATCGAAGGTCGAAACATCAACGAAACGGCTGCTAATTTGCCTAATCTTCGCGATTTGGAAGGGTTGGAAGCTACAAAAGTTTCATTTTGCATTGCACAGGATTATGCTTATGCCGGAAGTTTAGATGTTTCTAATCGAAAATTTGCCGATGTGGGAACACTCTTAGGTACTGTGGCTAAATGCGATGTAGCTCAAAACATTGGCGACCACACGGCTAACAATATTTCTAATGCTACCAAGTCGGTGTTTATTACTGCCGGAATTTCGTCGCATACCACAATAGCTGCAATCGAAAGTCAATGGGCTACGCTCGATGCAAAAGGCTATATTTTCGCAAGTTACGAATCCGGTTACGATGGGCATTATTGGAACAACGACCACGTGTGCGCACCTATTGTCATCGATGCCGATGGTATTATGAACGAGCATTCTATTTCGCTCGGACGTACTACCGACAAACTTAAAAGACTACTTCGCGCCGCATTGCTTCCAAAAGTAAAGACAAAGCAACCAGTGGACACTCAAACGGGCAAACTTCCGGTAGGAGTAGTGAAATACTTCGACAGTTTGGGCGATACCATTATGAAACAAATGGAAACAAAAGAGGAAATTTCGGGTGGTAAAACATACACAGACCCAAACAGCGATTTGATTACGCCACCCAAAACTTTAAACGTTGCTTTTTCTTTTGTTCCTTACGGACAAATTGGTGAAATAAAAGGAGTTATTAACATCAAAAATCAATTGTAATGGCAGTAGCAAACGTAAACGATAGAGCCTACGACAAAGCAGATGTAGTAATTACTTTACTGGGCGACATTCCGGCAGAAGTAAGCGAAGTTTCTTATGGCAAAGAGGTAGATCATCAGCTCAATTATGGCATGAGGCGCAAACCCACCTCATGGTCTATGGGCAAAGAAAGCTACAACGGCTCACTTACTTTAGCCATGCGCGAAATCGTAAAGCTCGAAGATGCAATAGTGGTAGGCGAAAAAGACCTTATTAGAATACAACCTTTTGACATTTTCGTAACCTACGTAAACGAATATCAAAAAGTAGTTACCGACAAAGTAACCGCTAAATTCAAAAACCACGGTCGTGAAGTTACCGACGACATGGGGTTAAGCAAACAGTTCGAGCTTTTTGTGCTCGACGTAGTTTTTAACATTGTTTAATTCAAATCAAATTATGGACAATTTACCACAAGGCGTTACGCCCGAAATGATACAGGCTTGGAAAGAAAAACACAAGCACATTCGTTTAATCAGACTTCAAAAAGGATTTGCAGCCATCGCGCATCGTCCCGCGCGAAACATTGTAAATCAGTGGGAGAAATTTTCAGACTCCGACCCAAACAAAGCACGCACTATTTTAATCGAAAACTGTGTATTGTTTGGCAAAGAAGAAGTTTTGGCTGACGACGAATTGTTTTATTCCTGTGCTGCCGCCATTACCGAAATGATACCCATTTCAAAAGCCGAAACTGAGAATTTGTAAAATCAGCTCCTCATATCAACTCACGAAAAGACAAAGATTTTGAACGAAAAGTAAACGCTTTGATTTCTTTTTATTTCAAAATCCCTTTTCCTGAGGAGCTAACAGACGAACAGTGGGTTGAAAAATGGCGACAAATCGAATGGCTTTCGCACGAAGGTTTATTAGGGTTGAAAATTTAAAAAGCAAAACGATTAAGTATGAGTTACCAAGAGCAAATTCCAAATTTACCTACTGCAATAGGCATTGCCCGAAACGCTGTTAGAACCAATTACATTGGGGCTGCTTTTGTTGAGGTGTACCCTGAACCCATAGAACCGGCTTTGACTTTTGAAACGCAAAACGGTAAAAGCTACAAATTTGAACTCATGCCGTTGATTGATTTTTCAAACTCTAAAAAAATTATTGCAACCGAAATCAACGATGGGGAAGGCGAAATTATCGAAATTGTTACAAACAATGCGTGGAATATTAGTATAAAAGGCATTTTGGTAGATACCGAAAAACATTTGCGACCAAGTCTTAAAATCAATGAATTGGTGCAGTTTTTCAAAATAAACGAAAGTTTGAAAGTTTTTTCACGTGTGTTTGATGAAAAAGAAATTTCCGAAATTTTAATTACCGACATTTCTTTTCCCGCAAGGGAAGCTTTTTTCGACACACAAGAGTTTACTATAAATGCTCGTAGTGTAAAACCATTAGAAGTTAGTCTTTTAGACGAATAAAATACAATGAATACATACATTCTTAGTTCAGAAATTACAGCAGGTAACGTACAGTTCAAGGAGCTGCAAAACATTACTATTATTTCTTCGCTTGAGGAACTAACCGATACGGCTGTTTTTTCTGTTCCAAGAAATGCAAAACTCAAAGGAAAATTAATTGCAGATTATCTCAAAGTTGGCGACAAAGTGCTAATTAAGTTAGGTTACAACGATACATTTAAAATCGAATTTGAAGGCTACATTACTAAAATAAAACCCGAAATTCCACTTACTATCGAATGCGAAGACGAAATGTGGAATCTCAAAAAAGCCATTCCAAACAAAGCTTTTGCTAATGCAACGCTAAAAGACATAGTAACTTACATTGCACCGCAATACAAAGTAAACTATTTAGATGAAAATTTCAAACTCGGAAAATTCACAATCCAAAATACAACACCTGCAAAGGTGCTGGAGAGTTTAAAAGAGTTTGGTTTGTATTCTTATTTCAGAAGTGGCGAGTTGAATATTACACTTTTGTCTGGTTTTCAAACGCACGCTAACAGTTTTGTTTACAACAAATACAATATTAAAAGTGCCGAAAACTTGTCGGTTATTACAAAAGAAGAATTGAAATTCAAAGTGCGGGCAATAAGTAATAATTCAGATGGAGAAAAGAGTTCAATTGAACTGGGCGACGACGATGGCGACTTACGTACATTCAATTATTTAGATAAGAAAGAAAGCGAATTAAAGGAACTGGCTAAAAAAGAACTCGAAAATCTTAAAAAAGACAGGGCTTCGGGTAGTATTACCGGATTTGGTTTTCCCCAAACAAAGGCTGGTGATTTTCTTACTATCGAAAATAATAGCAAAACAGATGTAACAGGCAAATTTCTTATTCATAAAACAACCGTTCAATTGGGTAGTTCGGGCTTCCAACGTACCAACGAACTCGGAATACAATTGCAATAGAAATGAAAGAATTTAGAAAATTACTTGCATCGCAACAGCAAACAGTACAATCTTTTACTGCTAAGGTAATAGATATTGACAACGACAAAAAAACAATTTCAGTTCTTTACGATGGTTTGGAACTTTCCGATGTGCGTTTAAAGTCGGTAATCGAAAATTCCGATACGTACATTCTAATTATTCCGAGTCCCAAAAGTTTTGTTACCGTTTCTATTTTAGAAAACGACATCAATACGGCTTATGTAAGCAAATACAACGAAGTGCAAGAAATTGAAATTAAAATAAACGATTTTAAATTTTCTTTAAACGAAAAAGGCTTTTTGCTCAAAAACAAAAACGATACACTGCTTTCTCTTATGGTGGAGTTGATTGCAGAAATTGCTAAAATAATTGTAGTACAAGGCACATCGCCAAACGTTGCGGCTTTGAAAGCAATAGAAAATAAATTTAAAAATCTTTTAAACGATGTTTAAACATGTTAAACGAAGAAATTTTAAAATTAAAAATAAAGCAAGCGTTCGATGCTGAATCGGGTAAGGAAGTCGAACCCGAACAAGCACGTGATAGAATAGCAACAGCCATAGCAAAGGCGGTAATAGAACAAATAAAATCAGCTCAAATTATTGTTTCCGGCATTGTTACAGTAGGTTCTGCCACAACGCAAACCCAAACACTACCAGTAACCGCAACAATTAATTAACTCAGTGTAACTCTGTGCTAAACTCAGTGTAACTCTGGTGCTAAACTCAGTGTAACTATGTGGTACAAAAAAATAATATATGGATATTATATTAGATAAAGACGGCGACATACGCATCGAAAACAGCGACTTGATAATAGGCGACACCTTTAATCAAGAAGTAAATTTAATCTTAAACAGTTCAAAAGGCGAGTGGAAAAATGAGCCGTTAGTAGGTGCAAACCTCAAAGAACTATTGAAAACAAAACAAAACAACGACAAAGCAGCCCAATACATACGCATAGCGTTGGAACAAGACAAAAAACGTTTAAAAAACATATCCTTTGAAGAAAATCAATTCTTCATTGACGTAGAATAATTCAATCTGAATAAATCTTATGACACGCGAAGAAATTTTTAACGACATAGCCACCGAGCAGGCAAAGTATCCGGAACTTGCAGACCTCAACTCTACAAGTAAGGTTTCAATTTGGTATTTGATACGTTGGATATTTTCCGAAATGTTCCTTATCGTATTAGAATACTTCGATTTGCACAAATCGGAAGTAGAAACTATAATAGAAGCGGCACCTTACGCAACACTCAATTGGTACAGGGCACGTGCAAAAGAATTTCAGTTAGACGATGCTCTAACTGAAATAAACGGACGCTTCATATATGCAACGACCGACCCCGAAAAACAAATAATCAAACAGGTTGCTATTGTTTCAAATAACCGCTACCTTATATTTAAGATAGCCAAAGAACAATCAAACGAACTAACAGCCTGTCCCGCCGATGAAATAACAAAATTCTCTGGTTACATCAACCAAATAAAATATCCGGGCACGTTCGTATATGTAGAAAGCAATTTGCCCGATTTACTGATTCTAAACTTCAAAATTGAGTACAACGCTTTACTAAACTTAGCCGATGTGCAAACTACTGTAAACGCAACACTCAATAACTACGTGAAAAACATTTTATTCAACGGCAAATTCAACGTAACCGCTGCGATTGATGAACTGCAAAAGCTCCGCGAAGTGAAAAATCCGTTTTTCGTGTCCGCCACAGGTCGAACCAACGCCCAATCAATAGGCGAAGCCCAAAGCTTTTCACAATACTATCAAGCAACAGCGGGCTACATGAAAATAGAAACATTAACAATCGAATACGTCCCAATTTAATTAATAATTAATAATTAATAATTATATGTATAATGTAGATTTCAAAACATTCATTCAAATTCTAATCCCGAATTTGATACGCAAAACAAAGCTCATTGCTTTGCTTACGGTGCTATTTTATCCGTTTGTCGTTATTTTCGACAAATTCAAAGCCGT